AAGGGATCTAATTGTTAGTGACCACGCCAAGAACATGCTCGTGCGATGTGCAGGAGACAAGATCGACACCTGGTTGCTGGACCCCTACTGGGGAGTTGCTAGAAACGCTGAAACTCACAAACAGGGTTTCATGCTTTACAGAGATGCAAATGTTCCCGTCCGTTTGGCACCTCGGGCCGAGGATTTCGGACGAGACACGATGCAGGAGTATCTATCAGCAACTCTTGACGCAAACAGTAGGAACCCAAAACTTTTCATTGTCGGAGAACAGCCTGAATTTTTAGCAGAGATAGAAGCCTACTCGTGGGACTTCTATGGTAAGGGACCTTTGAAGGGTACATCGAAAGACAAACCCCAAAAAAAGAACGACCACCTTATCAACGCAACACAGTACCTCCTTTCAACGAGACCGAAAGGAAACAAACATGGAACCGGAAGCTCAACGTACAACCCAAATAACAGCTACAGCTAGTCCGATTTACTTTAGTCCAGAACTTTTAGAAATACTGAAAGCCTACACGAAGTTAAGCCCAGATACAGTATACGCAATCTGGTTTGCTAGTGGATGTCCAACAGACGAAATGTTCGAACGAGGCGAGTAATCGGGGGTGATCCAATATCTACCAGGCCAAACCCCTCTCAGCAATAGAATCTCCAATTAAAGGAAAAAAGAATGGCAATTACAGCAGTTAATGCAAGTTATTTCAATCAGGGACCCGTCGCGAGCGGGCAGATTCTTGCTGATGGTGGTAGCAAGGCAGAACTCGTTTATGTGTTTCTTGCTACGGCAATCCTGGACGGTTCAAGCACGTCTTTCACCCTTAATTTTATCGACGGTACTAATACTCTTCCGTTTACTCCGCGTGGGGTAACTATCGCTATTACTGGTGGAACTCAGGCTGGGGTTACCGTTCCTGCAGTTCTTGTGTCTGCTATCACCAACACCGGTTGCACGGTTAATCTTTCCGGCGCAGGAACCTCTGCAAATACTCTGACTTTCGCTGGTTTCATCCTCAAGTAAGGGAGAGAATACATGAGTCTTTTTAGAGGTGAAATCGCGTACCTTGGTGATGCGTCATATTGCGGACCTAATAAGATCCTCAATGCCGTTCATCAGGTAGTTAACCTTTCGGCTAGTTCGGCCACTACAGAGTATGTGTTTATCTGCCCGTCTAACTATGCCGTCATTGCTGTTCGTGAGGTTCACGCTGTTGCCGGTGGTTCTGGTGCAACTGTTAACCTTGAGCGTCTTACGGGTACGACTGCACCCGGTTCTGGTATTGCGATCTTGACGACTGCAATGGCTCTTAACGGGACTGCAAACACGGTTCAGAGTACCGCCCCTAGTAATATTATTACTACAGGTGGAACTTCTGGGACCCAGCTGCAGGCGCTTGATAGGTTGGGAATTGTTCTTTCGGGAACTCTCACAGGTCTCGCTAACTGTGTTCTTGAGATTACTTTAGCGCGTCTCTGATGTTTGTAGCGGTTTTGTTGTATCTGTCGTTTGCTTTATTTGATGTTTGGTTTACCGCCAAACGTCTTCCCCACATAGGAATCGAAGCAGAGCTTAACCCATTTGCAAGGTGGGCTGCTTTAAAGTTCGGTATAGCCGAAGGAATCTTTACCAGTGTTTTGATTCCTACTGTGGGCGTTATCCTTGTTTGTCATAACCATCTTTGGTTGATGACCTTTATGTTGGGTTGTAGAACTACTCTTTTCGCATTTCAATTGAGGCAATTATTTGGCTCTGACGAAAGAACAGCAAGATTATCTTAACGAAGTGGTGGACCCCCAAAAGGTTGCGCTTTATTGCGGAACCCATATGTATTTTGGCCCATCTAAAGCGGGTACCGTTGGGGAGAAACCTCACATGGGTTGCCCAAAATGCTGCTTTGTAATGTATTTCCACGATCTAGCTACCACTCCGCCTGATAAGCGAGCACAGCGTTTGGATGAACTGGACGAGGTGCTCCATAAGGTTGTTGAAGAGGTTGAGGCTGGTCGGTGGGATTTTCAAGCACTTCGTCATGCCGAAGTTAAAGTGGAGTCTAATTAATGGCAACACCCTTGTTTATTCCGATTTTTAGAGGTTCTGATTCTGGAACCGGCTCCTCTACCACCGCTATTGGAACGGGAGCTGTTGGTGTTTTTCAATTGGGGAATAATGTTGTTATTCGAGTAGTTGCGACAGTTGCCGTTAACATTCGTTTTGGTGACTCTTCCATCACGACGGCTACAGCTCAAGACATCTATCTTCCGGCTAACACCGTCGAATTGTTTGATATGGGTACCAACACTGCGATTGCCGTCTTTGCCGCTGCTGCATCCTCGTTTAACCTGAGTATCGTTAGCCGCACTTAATGCTAAATCTAAGACCCGATCCTGTTAATGCTGGTGTATCCAACCCGGAAGATCCGGCAGATGCCCTGCTTCGTAGTAAGGTTCTCAAATATCTGGTTCGTATGCTTGACTTTCGTCGGCAATACGACCAGCGAAGAGCCACATTCTATAGACAGTATGTGGGCCAGCGAGACGCACAAAAATTCCCGGATAATGTAACTAACCGGGCTAATACATTTGTCCCTTACGCGCTATCAAACGTTGAGACTATTGTCTCCCGTGTGATGGATGCGTTCTTTTCATTTGATCCGTGGTTTGAAGTTGACGGGGCAACACAGGCTGACGACGCGGCTTCCGATGCAATGAGTTTGATTCTCTTGAAGAAACTCCAAGAGGCTAACCTACTTGATGCTTTTGAGTCGCTGGTTCGTAACATTGTCATCTACGGTCATGGTGGAATTAAGGTTGATTGGAATTGGGATTTTAAAACAGTTCTAAAGCCCTCGATGGTTCCGATAACGGGTCAAGATGGTCAACCTGTTATTGATCCTTCCACCGGTCAGCCAGCCATGCAGATGGGGCCAATTAAGCCCTTCGCTGTACCGATGGCTTGTCCTAGAATTACTCCTATTGATGTTTATGATTTAATGTGTGATCCGGATGGGGGTATTCTTGCCCAACTAACCGAGCGCACCTGGATCGAAATGAAACGGGAGAATGAAGCGTATACCCAGGCAAAGGGACAGCCGCTTTATTATCCTGATGCAATGGCTCGTATCGAAGCTCGATTGAAAGTTGTTTGTCCTGATGACTACGAGAGCGTAATTATTCGTTACGCCGAACTATGGAATGTCTACGAAGGCACAGTTACTACTATCGCCTTTGGAGATGACAAAGAAGCGATGGCTTGGAAGGATCTTCGAGCAAGCTTCCGTGCAACAAATTTGTCCGCTTATAAAAGAAAAATTTACGAAGGTAATGAGGTACTTTGGCATGGGCCTAATCCTTTTGACCATCAGCGGAACGCCATTCTCCATACCAGCTTCATCAAGCTCCCAAATGAACTATACGGACTTGGTGGGGTGGAGATCATCTCCGATCTTAATGAGTCTCTCAACAAATTTGTTAACATGGTCACGGACAACTGGAACTTGGGAATCAATCGACGATTTGCCTACGATGTTAATGCCGATATCGACCATGAAGCTCTGAATCAAATGAACGTCCCCGGTGGGAAAGTGCCTGTTAACGGCAATCCCGGCGAGGTATTGTTCCCTCTCCCGATTTTTACTCCTAGCGCGGGAGACTATGAAATTTTAGACCTCTACAAGGGCATGATTGAGATGACCTCTGGAGTGTCGGACTTTTATGCGAAGGGTTCTGGAAGCCCGACTAACAATAAAACGGCTACCGGTATTTCCAGCGTAATCAACGAAAGCAACTTTCGTTTTAAAATGTTCATTCGCAATCTCGAAGTGGACATCCTCCAACCCCTGTTGTTTATGTGCGCAAGCATGATACAGCAGTTTATGACAGACCAAGAGGAGGTTCTGATTACCAAGAACCCCGCTGGTCCGGCAATCCCTAAATGGCAGGTGATTGATCCCCAGTCCATCATAGGAAATTTTGAATTCAATCTTGTTGCAGCCAACTATGCCACTTCCAAAACAGTACGACAGCGCAACCTCATGGCTTTTATGGCTCAAGCTGCTCAGTCTCCCTACTGGCGTCAGGGTGAGGGTCTCCGAGAACTTGGTAAGGTTATGGAAATCAGGAATATCGACGAACTCCTGAAGAGTGACCAGGAAGTCCAAATGGAACAACAGGAGGCGATGCAAGAACAACGTCGCGAAATGTTGATGCAGGAAGTAGTTCAAACCGAATCCCAGATTGCAATTGCTGAAGCGCACGCCAAACTTGGTTTGGGGCGTGGGGGCGGGTCTGGTGGTGCCTCAAAAAAAGTGAGTAGTGCCACCAGGCCAAACCCCTCTGGTGGACTTAAAGATAGGGGTGGACGGCCTCCTCATGTGCAACATGAGGGGAAAATACCAGGCGCAGATTCTCTCTCAGAAGCAAAATTAACTGGACAGCAACAGGGCGCGAATGCTTTGGGGCTAGAAGGAATGGGCGTTGTTCCACATTAAGAAATGGTTTAGAGGGGTTAGGGCCTGGTGGTTTAGCTCTAACACACCTCTTGTAGTCGAAGTTGAAAAGAGATTTAATGAAAATATTGACGATGAAGAGTCAGTTCGTTCCCTTATCAACCATCCCGGTTTCGTAACTTTAATGAATCGTAAGCGCCTTCAAAAGGCTGCGTTACGCGCCAAGCTCGAACAACCCCAGGACACGCTCCGAGACTATGATCGTCTTCAGTTGGGTATTTATTGGATAGGTTATGACGAGGCTGAGGTAAATCGGGCTATTGCCAAAAAGTCCGAAGTTAGGGCGGCACTTGCGAAGCCCTATGAGAAAGTCGAGTTCGACAAAGTTTTCGCTCTTTATGAGAGCGTCTAATAGGTTCACAAGACCTAATTTTAACATGAAATCCCACAAGGAAAGCACATGTCAGTAACACCCGCAGACTTCAATTTCGACGATGCTCCTAGTGATCTTACGCTAGATGAGATTTTCGCAAATCCGGAAGTCAAACCCACCGCAGTAACCCAACCGCAGACCGCAACTGAAGTAACTCCAGTCGAGGCTGAACCTCTCCTAAAGACAGCAACGGGAACGGTTTATAAAACGGTAGATGATGCAGTCAAGGGAATCGAGCACAAAGATGCGTTGATTGCCGAACTCAGGCAGAAAGTTCTTGAGGCGACCAACAACGACCCGCTTAAGAAAAAGTCTGAGCAACAGGATGATCCAGCGTTAATTAGCTATATTGCTAATCCTAAGAAATATTTTGAGGATATCAAGAGTGCTAAGAATGAGGATGAACTTCTGAAGGTACAAGGTAAATTCGTCGATGAACGTCTGGCCCCTTATGCCCCCATCATTGCTTCTGTGGTTAAATCGCAGGCGATTGAAGGATTGGAGCAGGAAGTTCCGGAAATTCGGAAGTTTTTGCATTCAGAAGCTTATCAGAAAACGCTAGACGCTTTTCCGTTGCTTAAACAAAGTATCCAGATCTCAGAGCAGTATCCGGAGCGATCTGGAGACCTTGCACAACTTTATCGTATGGCGGTTGATGCGTCAGCCGGAAGGAACCTGCCGAAAAGCGCACCTGTGAGTGGATCAACCACTCCTGTTGTGGCGCGACCGACGGTAACTTCAACTCCCGCAACACCTCCTCCTACTACTAGGGCTGCACAACCCTCCTTTTACACAAAGGAAGGTCGTAAGGCAATTATAGAAGAGCAGGAAGCTCGCGGTGTGGAAAACCTTCGGTTTTAATCCGAAAGGTAATCTAATGCTTTTTAACAAAATTTTTGGGTTTGCTCTAAGCTTGGTGGGCTTCGGCGCTGACGTTGTGACCGTAACTACGGGCACGGCTGGAGTTGCTGGTAACGTGGCTGCCGACCTTCAGACTTACTTTTCTGCTAAGCTTCTGGAAGTTGCGGAGCTTTACACCATCCTCAACCAGTTTGGGGAGCTTGCACCAATTCCAAGTAACTCTTCGAAAACGATTCAGTTTGTTCGTGAAGAGAAGTTTGTTACCCCGGCATCTCCCGTACAGCTTACGGAAGGAATTGCGCCGGATGCTGTCGGTCTTACTCTAAATCAGTTTGACGCGGTAGCTGAACAGTACGGTTTCCTCTCCCGTATCTCCGATCTCGGAGAACTAACTGCAAAGCACCCGATTGTTCAGAAGACCATGTATCTTCTGTCCCTTCAGGCAGCTGAAGTCTACGATCAGTTGATTTTTAATGTGCTTAACGCCGCAACTTCCGTTTACTACCCCAACGGCAAGGTTTCCGATGCCACTCTTACCGCTTCCGACACTATTGG